CGGAGCGCGATGCTGCGGAAGACGCTGCAACCATTTGATATAGATGATCGCAGCGGCGCGGTTGAGCGGTTCCATTTGCATGTTGGGACTCGCGCGGGTGACAACGATCGAGCTTTCCTCGTAAAGCGTCACCTCACGACCCGAACCAAGGAAGCAGTCGGCTCGGCAGAGATAGGCGGGATCATGTTCCTGGGTGATCGACCTGTCATCGTTCTGCATCGCAAACACGACTGGCAGATGCTCGAACTCGGTGCCAACGAGAATATCAGCCTCGGTATTGCGGCGGCGCCGGCCATTGCCTTCCGGCTCGGGAGCCTGACCTTCGGTTTCGCTCATAGCCCGGTGCCTCCCTTCAGGCCCACGACCGCTTCCGCAGCGATCTTGGCGTCATCCCCATGCTCCTTGACGTGCTCGCCGCGAGCTTTCTCGTGTAGCTCGTGAATATGCGGGTGGAGCGGATGCAGGATTTTAGAGACCTCGATCAGCAACTTGCTGCGATGCTTGTCCATGCTGCCTCCTCAATAGTTCGCGGCGTACTGGCCAAGCGTCGCTTGGGCCGAGGTCTCGCCGAGGTTGATGTAGGAGGTGATCGTCAGGCCAGTGAAGTTGGCGCCGGCCACGACATAGTTCAGGTTGATGAAGCGCGGCAGGCCATCGCCTTCCTGACGGCGCGGAAAGTCGAACGCAAACAGCCGGCGCGATGCGATGATCGAAGCCAGCAGGATCGCCCGCGTCTGGATATAGACGACGAACGCGAGGCCCGCGATCGTGCCGCCGCCATTGTCCGGAGCGCCCTGAAGCTGCACTTGCAGCGAAGTTGCGGTGCCGGGAGTTCCTGATCCGGTATAGCCGACGACCTGGGGAGTTCCCATGCCACGGCCGAGGCCCAAGTCCTCGCCGAAAAAGGTCTGATTGACGCCGATGATCGAATTCGGCGGGACCGTATAAGTGCCACCGGCAGTGAGCAGCGCGGCACCGTTGAGAATGTCGTAGGTGTTCGTCGACGGCGTCGTGACGGTAACGGCCTGCGCGCTTGACAGTACGAGGTTCTGGTCTTGAAGGGGCATGTTGCCGTCCTCCCTTAAACGACGCGGGCTTCGGTATTCAGGAGCGAGTCCTGCACACCGATCGGCACGTTGCGCCAGTTGACGATGGGACGACCGGCATAGTCGGTCGGGCTCAGTAGCACGTTTTTGTCGCGGATCGCCTGCACGTCCATGGCAGCCCGCACGGTGCGGTCGCAGTAGAGCTTGAGACGAATGGCCGGAGACATCTTGTCCGGTGCATCGGTCTTGGTGATGCCCGATACGGTGCGGCCGGCGGTCGGCAGCCGAACGATGGCGCGTGCCAGGATCGCAAAGAGGTCAGGCGGCGTCGGACCAAGCAGGCCCGCGGTCGTGGTGTCGATGTTGCAGAGGCGCACGATATAGCGCCAGTCTTCGACCACGAGCCCCAATTGCCATTGGAACATGCTCGTGTAAGCCTCGAAGCGAAGCTGGTTCGCATCGAAACCGGGCACCACATCGCCCTTGTCCTCGAAAGTGAGGCCCCCCTTCGATCCTTTCGGATAGATGCCGTAGGCGGTCGATTCGCCCCAGCCGATCAGCCAAATGGATGCATTGGACGAACCGAGGCCGCCGCAATCGAATACGTTGACAGCGTTCTGGGCAGTGGCGAGAGATACCGTGTTGAAATAAGGACTGAAGCCCGTGAACTGCTCTGGCGATGTCCAGCTATTGCCATAAGGCAGCGTGGTTGACTGCTGCTGAGACAGGCCCTCCATGTGGGCCACGTCTTCCTTCTCGCGAAGGACGGACTCTTGGCCACCGAGCTTGCACATCTCTTTGTCGATCTGCGAGTAATCCCGCAAGAGCGACATGCCGAATTCGAGTTGCGCGCGGTTCGACTTGGAATAAGCCGTTCCCTGGTAGTAACGGATATAGCTGCCCTTGGGGAGCGATGTCCGGACCGTCGTAACGTGAGAGGTGAGCCCATTCGCCTCCACCATGGGCATGTCGTCCACCATCTCGTTGCATTGAGACAGTAGCTCTGCCATATCGGCGATCTTGCCGCTGGGGTCGAAGTGACGCCCAATATCGGCGAGGGTAAGAAAAGCCATCTGTGACTCCGATCGGAGCCACCACTAAGCCCGCGTCGCTGCGCAGGGATTTAAGTCCGGGCGTTCAGGCTATTGTCGTACCAGCCGCGATTGCCAGGGGTCTTGCCCGTGGGCTTCGCACTTGGATTCGACCGAATGATGCCATCTTCGAAAACATTCATCTTCCTGCCGATATTATGGAGCAACCTGATGAAATCAGGGAAATTCCCCATTCCATTACCGTTATCGTCGGTATGTTGAAAAAGCCTCGCAGCCGCTTCCGGATCGAGAAATTCTTCAACAACAGCCTTAGCCATCGAAAGCGATGTATCAAGGCGATTGCCGCCGAGTTCAGGGTCTTTACGCAGGTCTGATTTCCAACCTGTGATCAGGTTATCCCATACTTTTCGCTGATATTTGTCCTGTTCTTGAGCCGCACGAGTCATCTCTGACAGATAGAGATCAAGCGTTCCTTGGCCGAGGTCTTTCTTGGAAAGATCGCTCTTATTGAGCAACTCCAGGAAAGTTTTCGCAGATTCACCCGCGAGTTTCACGCCTTCGGGTAGCTTGAAGTCTTCGAGGCTCACCGGAGCCGGGGGCGCAATGGCCGTGGCGTCCTTTGCCGGGTCGGTCGCCGCGTCTGCCTTCGCCTCTGCCTTGCCGGGATCATCCGGCTTCGCGGGTTCTGCCTTGGGGGCCGAATCGGCCGCTTTGGCGTCTGGCTTAGGTTCTGCGGCCGGGGCCGGCGTTTCGGGCTTTGCAGCTTCACCCTCCTTGGATGGCGGAGCCTTGCCCTGCGCTGAGCTTAACAAGCTCGGCGCGGATTCACCAATAGTCGAATCAACTGCGGTTGTCGAGTCTCCTGCCGCGGCAGCGGCGCCATTGGCGGCGCCTGTAGCAGCAGCGGCGGCATTCGCGCCAGCGTCGGTCGATCCTGACCCAGATACGGGAGCCGTCGAGGAAGAGGCTGGATCGGTAGACGCGGCTGCGTTTGTCTCTGTCATATTTCATCCTACTGTTTCATCGGTCCGGGCGGCATAGCCGGCCCTCCAGGCCAGCCAACCGGAGGCGGAAGATCGAAGCCTTGCGTGCGGACGGCCGTCTCGTCTTCGCCCTGCCGCTTTTTCTCTTCCTCTTCGCGCACATTCGCAGTGCGCTGTTCTTCCTCGCGGGCTTCGGCAAGCATCTTCATGTAAAGCTCGGGGCAACCGTAGATCGCCTCCATCATCATCTGTTTGCCGATGTTCTCCTGGCCCATCTGGAAAAATGTGGTCTCGGGTTGGCCAGACACAAACGGCGTATCGTAAATGTGGCACTTCGTAAGCTGGCGATGAAACCAAGCGCGGCCATTTTTATGGTTCAAGAGGCGGCGGACTGTATCGGCATCCTCGCGCTGCTTGCGGACCTGATCGCGATGCGCGTTATTCTCGGCGCGCGGATCGGAGGCATCGTATTGCTCGGAAAGACCGTCAGTCATTTCGGCGCCCATTCCCCGCACCACTCCTCAAAGTCGATACGCGGCCATAATATCCATGTTTCTTTCGCCTCATGCTCTCGATCAAGATAATTGTGGTGTAGTTCTGCATAGATACGCGGTTTCGGAGCGTACCGTCGACATTCCCCATTCGTCGCAGTATCGAATGACAACCTGAAATATCTGCAACCATCGCATCTTTCTTCAGTCACTCGCCACCTTCATCTGCGCCCATGCATCGAAAACCTTGATCATTTTGTAATTGTTCGTATATCCCGTCAGGATCATCCATTCCGAAAAGCCGGGAAACTTTTGATCGAGAGCTATGGAGAGCGGCCGAATGCGCCGGCCTATCGTCATCAGTTCGTCACCGAAATAGCGTTGCGAATGGGCGAAGTCCCTATGCGGATCGGGCGTCACCGCAAGGGCTTCTCGCATCTTGGATCGAAGGGACGGCGGCACGCCATCGAGCAGCGCCTTGCGGAACCGCGCGTCTGCCTCGGCATCGATAAAAGTAAGGCCATCCTGTTGGATAACTTTCATTCAGCCTCCATCGCCCGCCGGCCAGCGACGCTCCGGTGGTAGCTAAGCGGAGGAATCACACGGATTCACCGGGGACGATGGAGCCGTTAATGTCTCACGTAGCCGGTCGGCAGCAGCATCGGGTTGGAATGCCGCATGCGCTTGGGATTGCGGATGCTCTCTTCAAGAGATTCAAGCTGCCGCGCGGTATTCGACCACATGAGATCGATACGGAAGCATGTCGCAAGCTGGCGTGCTCCACCGGAAGCTTGCCTTAGTCCTTAGTCCTTCCAG